GGTAATAGCAAAAACAGTATCAGTATCTATTGCGATAGATATAGATGGCTTTGGTTGATCTTTTCGGAGTTCAATCTAAAGCAGATGAGTATATTGCTAGGCGAGCTGCGGCTCGAGAGCCTAATGCTATTAATGGTCTGTGTGATCAGCTTCTTGCCGATGCAGTGCGCGGCAAAGTTGATAATGCATCGAGGGTGCGGGTAACTACGGTTACTATCGCTGAAAATCTGTCTCATGAACAGGAAAATCGGCTTGTGTCGTTATATCCCTCTTTGCATCTGCAGTTTAGCAAGTCATCCAATAACGATCACGGCTTCGCTGCGGCGAGTCGTAGGTGTGAGACTGCAGTGTGTCTGCAGTATATTGGATATAACCCCCGTGTGGGAAATTTCACTGATGGTAGGGATGACTTTGCTACGGACGTTGGTGGGAACTACTCTCGACATATCGTCGATGGTAACTATGGTATTCATAGTTGTTGTCCTATGTTGGATGATCGAGATGTGCAGCGATATCGCACTAGACGAGAGTTGTTGAAAAAAGTCTACGCTAATGATAAAGATAAGATCCATGTGTTGGAGTCATCTAAAGAGCCTACTACTCTGCTCGCGAATCGTATCGCTGCGTTTCTTAATTCTACTCGAGGCAGAACTTTTTCAAATGATTGGTGTTGTTTGCGTCGCTTCGAACAGTGTGATCGCACCTCTCGCTATGCTATTCTCATTCATAGCAATTATGATATCCCTCTCAAGCGACTTGGTGATGCAATGCGGCGTAAGAAAATTGCTGAACTCTACGGTACTTTTATATACGATGATAAAATTTTTTATCGACGTGAAGGCTTTATCGAGGATCTTGACTGCTATTTTTCTTATTCGGAGGACAACAAGAATATTACTTTCGCGTTCAAGAATGATTCCAGTCTCGTCTACATTCATAAGACTCGAGTGTACTTATCTTACCTGTTGGTCAACACTTTTGTCGACTCTACTGGGACTTGTCGTTTTGTTTTGGAGCTGCTTGAAAATCGGGGGGGAATTCAGTTTTTCAAAGTTACTCGCGTCCCGTTTATTGCTTCTAAGAGGTTTTCTCCGTTGGTTCATTGCTTGTGGTTTAAGTCTCTTGAGGGTAAGGTTAAGGTCACGTTCCCAGTTGTCGATGTGGAGCGAATGCGGCGAGGGTGTTCTGCTGCCGCGGTGGAGAAGAAGGTCATGTTTTTAGATAAGGAACTCGTGGATACTATTATGGGTCATGCAATGGTGGCGACTGAAAGTAAGTTTAAACCTACTGAGATAATGGCGTTTATTGAATCCTACACTCATCGTATTTTTGTTGGTGATGATGTGGTCTCTCGGTTACCCAGCTTGACCTTTTCTGAAAAACTGCATATGGCTTTGGCCGTTTACGTTGAAGTTTATAAAAGGAAGTACGATTCCGGTAAAATGCTGCAATATGTGTTGGAATGTATCCAATATGATAGAGCGCTTATGGAAAAGGGGTGGTTTGGGCGAGTTATGTCTTCTCCTAGTAAGCTGTTGAGTGTTTTTAAGGTTGCGATGCCTCCCTGTTTATTCGGCACTATGTTGGGGTCGTTTTATTTGATGGCCTTTAACGCTGCGGCGTCACCTATTGATGGATACAAATTTATCGAAGACTGTGCTCATTTTACTATTGAAGGAAATAGCAATTTCACAACGTTTACTGTCGTCCGTGCTGTTCATAAGGTTATGGACATTCTCGAGGACATATTTGTTGAAAAGCGTAGTCAAGTGTTGTTTGATCAACTGGAGATAATACCACCGAAGATATTGGCTCCTGTAGCCTCAGAAATGGTTATAGATCCGACAATCGTTACGAGACAGATTTTGTTGGATAATTTTAACGCAGATGTGAAATTTAAGGCGATATCTCAAGTTGTTGACGACTGTGCTGTAGTGACTGAAAGTCCTCGTGTCTTGGATGGTTCTTATTCTCAACGCTCTATTTTGGTCCGAGCCTTCAACAGATTGTTTGGGCGGTCGAGATGTATGTTGTTACCCCCTGATGAAGTTGGGGAAATTGAATTGGCCCAAGATGCTTTGACGTTGGAGGAGGATTGTTCGGAAATTTCGATGTTGTCAGAGGTTTCACCGATGCTTGTTTGTTTTGAGGACGTTTATCTTGCAGAACGAATCCATCGAAGGATAGAGAGGTACTCTCATTATGTGCAATCAGAAGTCGCCGATGATGTTTATAAGTCTTTTGTCGTTCCGCGTACGCGTTCTGACTACGATACTGCGGATCTTAACTTCATCAGTCGTGCGGAGTTCAAGCTGAGAGAAATACTTGATGTCTATTTTTTATCGGGAGTGAAGAATGCACTGGATTTGTGCGCTGGTCCGGGCGGGTTTGCGAAGTGTTTGTTGCAGAGGGCTCGAGATCAAGTTGTGGTGCATTTCTATAAAAATGCTGATGCTGATTGTGTTATGGCCTGGGAAAAATTACGTAGGGATGACGGATACTGTAAATTGTCTGTTGTCGATGCCATGGAGACTGATTTGACTACTGTTAGGGCTGTTGAAGAAGTAACTGATGTGTTAGGAAGAACGGGGTTGATGTTTGATCTGGTTACTGCTGATGGAGCAAGGCATGATGATCGTGTGGATAAGGAGACTATTAATTATCCGTTGATTTTTGGTGAGGTGCTGGTTGCAGAAAAATTTCTTGTAGCTGGTGGTAGTGTCGTGTTGAAAACATTCGGATTTTATGATCATAGTTCCTTGTCCATGCTTTCGCGGTTTTTGGTCGGTTTTGAGAAGTATTATTTGCATCGATCGTCTTATGCTACCCCTTTCTCGCGAGAAGTCTATGTAATAGCCTTTCGTTACAGAGGGTGGATGATGGCTAATGTAGTTCGAAGGTCTGAGTCAAAGATTTCTAGGATATATCATCAGTTACGTCAGTGGCAGTTGCGTTTTGAAGAGGGGCTATACCTTGAGTATAGGAAATTTCTTGTTAGTCTGTCAGTCGATTTCGTGGAAATGGATTCGAAAGCAACGTCAGTGCCGGATGTTAATGATCATTCCAGCGTGGAGCGCCAATGTTGTGACTTTACTTCGGTTGTTGAGACTGATGTTGACGATTGCGAGGAAGAGCAAGATTATAGTACTGCTTTGGTGACTGCTGCAGGTACCACGCAGGATCGATCAGTCGGTTCAGAGGATAGTGTGATTTCCGACTGTTATGTGACAGCATCGTCTCGTTCTGGCGGTCCTGACAACTCTTGTGACCCGATTGTGGCGAAGTCTTGTAAAGGGAATGATAACGTGGGTCGTCAGGTGGGATTTGAGTTTGATGATGTCATCAGGGCTTGTGACCACTATTTTGTTGCTCACGTTAAAACAACTGAGGATTTTGTCGGGTCATTAGCCTTTGACTCGGTCGCTTCGCCCTTCTCGAATTTCTCTCGTTGTACGCTTCGGATGCGTGTTCCGTTTGATGATGTTGTACGTGAATATCTTTGTGTAGAACATGCGTTTTTGCAGGCTGAATTGGTGTTTTTGAATCGAAGAGATATGTGCAAGAACATAAGGACTATTCGAGATTGCCGATGTGCGCGGAGGAAGATGAAAGATCTCGTTACGGGTCGTGACAAAGAGATTTGGGATCGTTGTAAGTATGAAGTGATGATGAAAATTCAAGAAGAAAAGTATGCGCAGAATGCGGTTTTTCGCGAAGCGCTAATTCGAACTGATGGATTGCGATTGATTTACGCTGCGCGTGATGTTTATTGGGGCGGTGGAGTTCCTTTGCCTGAAGTGCGGCGTACTGGTAAATTTTGTGCTGATGGATTTAATAGATTGGGAGAGCTGGTGATGAGCATTCGCTGTGATCTCTTGGGCCGATCTACGTACGAGACCAAATCGGAAGTGAGTTTTGCTACGGTATCCTCGGGCGAAGATGATCCCAGAAACGATGGTATGCAACATTCTGTTGGTGATAAGATTGTTGAACGAAGGAATGACGATGCAATTTCCGCTCATTTTTCTGACGTAGGAAAACTTGCTCGTGAACCCGTAAGTGTGGTTGAATTGCGTGATGTTTGTTGTATGGACGTCAAGGGTGATGGTAATTGTTTGTACTATGCTCTTATGATGGGAGATTGTAACGATGCTTTTAAATTGAGACAACTTTTGGAGGGCTATTTGCAGGGAATGGGTAATTCTGATCTCGGTGATATTGAAAAAACGGAAGCTTTTAACGAACTATCTGGGTGGGGTGGTGTTAACGTTTTGAAGCTTTTTTCTAGATTTTATCGTGCTCGAGTGGAAGTTGTTGATTTGAGAAATGGCTCCGTTTATAAATTCGGTGACGATTGGAAATATCCTTCGATTTGTAATAGATTGGGTTATACAGGTAATCATTATGTGGTTATGAATAATTGTACAGCGTGTGATGCGAAAGATGGAGATTACCCTCGTCAATTTAACTATGCTCCCTTAGATGTGGTTGCTCTTATGGATACTCTGGATCAACTGTTGACCTCGAATAATACTCGTGTCAGTCGTTTGGTCTCGTTACTTATGAAATCGTCATCTTTGGTCTATGTTGATGACGTGGATAAAACCTATTATTCTCATGTTTTTTACAACGCCGTTGCCAACTATTGTTGTTTTCACCGAGACTGTGAACAATCGCGTCTGTCACGATTTTTAAAAAATCTGGTTAACAATGGATATAAGAAGACGCTGTATGTGTTGTGTTCTAATTTTGACGTAGATTTTCAGGTGTTACAACAACAGCTTACTGCCTATCATCTTAAATACTTGTTGTTAGACTTTCCATGGTTAGTCGACAACGACTACACGTTGTTGATTGTTCCATTTGATATGTCTATCGATAATGATATGGAGTTGTGCACGGCGGTACGATTAATGACGGAACATAATAAGGAATGTGAGGAGTGTCGGAACATGTCTTTTACTAGATGTATTTCCAGCATGTGGTGCAACCCTGTCACCAACACTTTCTTTTCATGTGCCCCTGTTTCAGTTGATAATGTTCTCAAAAGTAAAGAGCTTCCACTCGTAGATCGAGTCTACTCTTTGACACTCATGACGGTGGAGAAGTTTGAAATGGAACGGTGGCATATCATGGAATATGAGGGCTACTTTTCTATTCCAGTGGCGGTTGACGATTCTGGTCAGTTGTTGAAGGAAAAATGTGAGGTCGTGTCGGTTATGTTAGCGGAGCATTTTGCCAAGATGGGAGACGTGAGAGTCATGGGGTTACGAAAAACCAGTATAATTGATGTTAAGTTTGTCGTTGATATCTTGTCTAATCACTGTGATAAATTGTACGTTGAAGTCGAACCGACACAGATTGCTGCTGTGGCTCGTTCGGAGTTTTTACCTAAGTATGTGCAGACAGTAGTTGATGATGATATTATTACTAATGCTATGGTAGAAGCTCGTGAGATGTGGAAAGTGACTGTGACCAGTATTATCAATAATGTAAAAATTTTACATGAACGTTCAATGACTATTGCGAAATCGCAATCTCGAATTGGTAGATTAGAGTTTACCAATAATAAACCTGATTATGGTTTGATGGATCTTGCTACTGGCAAGTTCATCGTTAAGCCCCGAGAACGATATCAGAAATATTCGAGGGCGTATAATGGTAAGAATTTAATTTCGATTGAGGATTGTTATGTAGGCGAAAAGTTTCAAGCTGGTCGTATGCAAGGCTATGCTTCTGTTACTAAAGAAATGCGTGTTGTTAATTCGGACGTGATGTATTCAAGAGTTGCTGACGTTGATCTATCTGAGCTATCTTTTGACCATTTGCGAATTACTTTAATTGAAGGAGTACCTGGTTGCGGCAAGTCGACGTACATATTGAATGAGCATAAGTTTTCTGATGTTGATTGCGAACATGTGGTTCTCACCGCCACTAAGGAGACGGCTGAGGATATGAAACGTCGAGTGTCTCAAAAGTATGGTGTTTCTGTTGACGATCCGATCATGAAAAAGAGATATCGCACCTGTGATTCTTTTCTCATGCATTATAAAGCTAGGTCAGAAAACATTGACACATTGTGGGTTGATGAAGGTTTGATGAAGCACTTTGGTGAAATAATGTGGTGTGTTTATCTTTCAGGTGCTCGCAATCTTCGTATTTGTGGTGATCGTGCTCAGATTCCTTTCATTAATCGTAATGGTAGCATATTTTTACAATTTAGTGACTTGGAGAAGATCAAGGCTAAATTCGATGTGCGGTTTCTTAGTCGATCTTATCGATGTCCAGCCGATGTCGTATGTTATCTTAATAGGATTCGAGTTTATACTCAAAGGGTGACGACGATTAATACTGTAAGAAGATCACTTGCAGCGGTTAAGATAGCTTGTTTGAATGACATTAAGTTTTCGGATCATTTGTCTGCGGTTGTCCTGACTTTTACGCAACAGGAAAAACTTGAGATCATTACTATGATGAATAAGGATGTGGCATTGAAGAAGATGGTTGAAAATGTGTTTACTGTTCATGAATATCAGGGTAAACAGACTGCAGAAGTTGTTTTGGTTAGAATGCAACCTAAAGATATTGCTATTTATTCTAGTTCTAGCCATTGCTTGGTGGCGGTCACTCGGCATACTGTTAAATTTGTTTATTACACTGTTAAAGAAGATCAACTGTATGTTGAATGTCGCAAACTGCTGTCGCAGTCTGACCTTGATGAAGTTGTTGAAACATTGAAGGGTGGTGGTGTTCTCATGGGAGCGCAGGATCAACGACAGTATCCTTTGACGTTTGTTGAACCGAGAGAGTCTAAAACTTTTGATAAACTCAAGCAAAACAGGCAATTGCGAGAGTTTGTCGAGGATAATGCTGGGAATAATGTCGTGCCTTTCACTATTATTCAGAGACCGTTGGAAGTACCTGTCATCGAAGACCCTTTTATCTGTTATAGTTCTGTCGATGATCCTATCTCTGCATTGCAGTTGTTTGTTGATGTGGTGTTTCCTGGCGCGTCAGCAGTCTGCAACGAATACGATAGAGAAATATTTCAAAGTGATCGTATGGTAATTCCTAAGGATCGAGTCGTGTATTCTACGTTTGTTACCGACGCGGTGCCAAAATACGCTTGTCTTACTTCGAGACTGCGTACCAATTGTCCGGCCAACGTTGTCACGACTCAGAAACAGGTGATGAAAGCGTACTTTCAGCGCAATGGAAATGTTCCCGAACTCTCTGGAGAGAATGATGAAGACGCGTTGGTCAGTTCTATGGTACAAGCGTTTGAAGACACTTATATTTATTACGATACAGCCTATCGGGTATTTGCGACGCAACCGGTGGATATCAATGTTGACTCTATCGAAGAGTGGCTTAGGTCGCAACCTGATGTGGTTCGTCAACAGATATATGAAGATGATGAGCATATCTTTGATAAAGATCTGAGGACCTACGCGTTTGAATTAAAGCGGTTACCGAAACCAAAGCTTGAAGTTGGTAACGATAAGAAATACCTCAGTCCTCAGACTATCGCTCATCATTGTAAGAAAATTAACGCGTTGTTTTGTCCGGTTGTTAAGGAAATTAAGCGGCGGCTTATTTCGGTGTTACGATCGGATAAATTGGTGTTTACAGACATGTCTGTTGAAGATTTCGAAAGAGTACTCACTTATCGATTGCCTAAACATCGATTTAAACGATTTAGACACATGCTGGAAGTTGATTTTTCGAAGTACGACAAGAGCCAAGGTCGTGTTGCGTTGAAATTTGAACTTGCTATGTTACGGCGATTAGGCTTTCCGCCCGCGCTGTTAGCAACTTGGTCTGTGATGCATGTTTATACTCGTTTGTGGGCTCCGTCGGTTAAATTTAAAGCGGAGGTATGTTTTCAACGTAAGTCGGGTGACGCAATGACGTTCTTTGGAAATACAATGTTTCTAATGGCCGTCATGGCGTATTCGTTTCGACTAAAGGAATCGTTTTGTCTGTTTTCGGGAGATGACTCATTGATTTTTTCTCGCTTTGCTCTGGATTATGCTGATGCTACGTCGCGTATAGCGTTTAATTTTAATTTGGAAAGCAAGTTGCTATCGTTCAATACCCCGTATTTTTGTTCTAAGTTCCTTATCATGTCTCCTTATGGTCGATGGGTTATGATACCAGACCCAGTTAAGCTAATAGTCAAGTTGGGTCGTCGAGATTTGGTCAGCTTCGAACATGTGGCGGAATATCATGTGTCGTTGAAGGATAATTTAAAAGTCATGCTTAATGCCTTTTATTATTACCCTCTTAGTTATGCTGTTTGTAATCGTTACTCTTTATATCAAAAGGATTTGTCGTTTTTCTTTCGCGCGATCGCAAGTCTTATTTTTGAAGATCAAAATTTTTCGAGTTTGTACTATTTGGAACCGGGTCAGCAATTAAACCCTTATCGAAGTAAGTTACCGGATTTGGAATTTTAAATTAAATTAAGATTTGTATTAAATTAAAGCTTATTTCAACGTTTTGAACTCAAATTCAATTCCAAAATTTTAAATAAATTTCTTTGGCAGAAGCCATTTATATTAATTATATAATTTTATTCGTTTCATTCGTCTTTCTGCAATTATGTTGTTGATTTCAGTGTTCCTTTTGCAGATTCTTTATTCGGCGTGTGTTGACTCTAAGTTGGGGTTGCGATCGCATCCCAATTTGAGACTGCAGCCAGGTCTTTATGATCCTGTTATTGAAACGTCTTATTCGCAGCTACTGAAATTGCAGTCTACTCAGCAGTTTGTGTTGAATAAAGAGTCCATGATATCTAAGCTGGAGAATGCGATCATGCAACGCTTGTCACGTTATCGTATGCGTGCTAGATTTACTATGGAAGTTCCGGTCGGTGTACTTCAAAGGCGTCGATTGGTTCTCTATGATCCTAAAAATGCGGGTCGGTTTTTGTTTAATGAACAATTACTTACGACTCGATGCTTTGATTCTCCTGGGCGTTTTGAGATACTGAGGTACATGAAGTGGAACTTGGATAAGCTGTGCACTGTCGTTTGGAAGACTACGGATTTCTACGCTACTCGTGCCTGTCATTTGCCTACGCTGTGCGTCGATGTGAAAGTCTTTCACTATCAGGATTTGGTCGTGTGTGTTGGTGTGCATGAATCTATGTTTTCAACTGTTCCGATTTTGAAGTACGACAGTCATCCGACCTGGAATATGACGTTGCTTGACGCACCTTTTCAGTCGTTTTGTAATTTGACTGACGATACTTTGCATTCCTTTCCTGATAGTTTCATCTTCAACTTGACGAATTTCGAATTTGCGCAGCATGTGTTGCATTATCGACACCCGCATTTGGTTGCAAGTGACGGAGGCTATATACACTTGGTGGGTATGTTGCAATCTCAGTATATACCGGCTCAAGTTTCGACTTATCCTATTGCTTATATCTGTGATGATCGGCTTTTTCGTGTTACTCAGGTGGTTGATAATGTCAATGTGTTCAGATCTCCTCGAGGTTGTAGATATCATGTCAAGGTCTCGGACTTCTACCAAAAATCTACACCCGCAGGAGTTCATTGCGTTGATTATTTGTATGATCCTGAGTTTCATTATCGATGTCCTTCCGATTGGATTGATGTGGCTCAATTATCTGATGACCATTTGTTGGCGTCGTTTCTGGTTCGAGAACCTCGTAATGACACTTGGACTATGATTAAGCATACTGTCCGGTGGGTCCTCGATGAGTTACGTACTTTGCCATTTGTTGTTAAAATACATGGTCTCATGGGGTTTGCATCGGAAATGCGTCAATCGTCTGCTCAAGTCGCATCAATACTCGCGGAAGCCTTGCGAGAAATAACTAATGTTATTCAGTCATCTTTGCAATTGGATGTTTCTCTAGGTAAGATTTTTAAGGGTCTTGCTAAATTTTTAGGCTTTGAGAATACGTTTAATGTAAGATTGTTCGCTAGAGATACCATTGACTATTTCTTTCGAGTGCTAGTAGCGAACGATTCTTCTAAAGTTGATTTCGGACGTACTGCCAATTTGTTTGGAATAGATATTGGCAAGTGGTTGACCGACGCGCTTATGACGGTGCTTAAACCTTTTTGGCGACTATTTTTGGATGTGCTTGATGATGCTCTGCAAATGATTCTGGAATTCTTAGTGCAGATCACTCCAATTATCGAGCAGTTTTGTCAGCACGTCGAGCGCTCACTGGAGGCTTTGATGATGGCGTTGTTTAGACTATTGCAGGTATTGCTTTCTTTGATTTTACATTTGTTTGTATTCGTTGAAAGAAAAGTCTTCTTGTCGGAATATCTGCTAGTCTTCGTTGTATTATCCTACAAGTTGAGATCACCGATTCCTGCGGCCGTGGTATTGATTCTGTTGATCTTGATACTCGGTTTATCGCGAAAATTTCCGTCCCTTCTCTTATTGTTGCTGAACAATGAATTCAAAAATATCATACACTCGACATCTATATTAGATGAATCTTATGTTGATTATTATGTCAACATTACTTTTCGATCTGTCAACGTCACCCATGGTGAAATGATCTTCGAGGTCACAGGTCTTGATATGTTCGTTGTGCAGTTTGTTGACTATTCTCCGTTGCGTAGAATTCAGGAAATATATGACGGATTCGAGGCTAAGGTCTTTGTTGATCGAGCCTCTCGAATGATGCTGCAATCTCGATTTAACGTTACGATTATTGAGATGTGGCAGCTCTTTTTACAATCTTTTGTAGATCGTCATTTTCCTGAAGAACTTTGAATTGGGATTAGGATTACCACTATGGTTTAACCTTTTAATTGCACTGGGAGGGTTTAAATCTTTAAATTTTAAAAAGTGTTTTATATTAATTTAACATTTTCATTTTGATGGTTGTGATAACGGAGATGTCGTCTTCACCGAATGTTTTACTGCCTGTTGACTCTGCACGAGGCCCACCCAAGTTTTATAATCAAACTACGGGAATACAAACTGTTCGTGGCGGTCAACAAGTGGGGGAAGGATTCTTTGCTTCTGTGCTTAATTCCTTCTACAATCTTATTTACCATTTCTGGGGAATGGTTTTCGCGATTCTCGGATTTTCCATTTTACTCTCGGAATATGGTACCACCTCTGGCCCGCTGGAAATGATTCTCAAAGCCTTGATGAACATCATCAATGATGTTCATGCACCTGTTGTTTTGCGATCACTTGCCACCTTTTTGGCTTGGTTCTTTGCAATTCTGGTGCGATACAAGTATCTTATGGCCTACGTTATGCTTTTGTCTGTTCCGGTTTTGGTTAAGCCTTCTGGACGCAATTTCGGTTTTGCGGTGGTGATCATGGCTTTGGCGATTCTTCATTACATAACTTTCCTGCAAGTCATGATTTTGGCACTTCTCTTTTATTTGTTTGTCATGCTTCGTACTCCGGCTCACAAGTTCTTTATAGTTGCGGCGGTGGTGGCGGTTTTTGCTGTTGGACTGTCTACTGATCATGAATCGATGAATGAAAAACTTAAGAAATTTAATTTGCATGATTATGATCGCAAGCTCACCTTTGAGCCTCAGCGTTTACCTGAGGAGATTTTTGAGAAACCTCCTCCTGATCCGGCTCATCGCTCTCGTCGTCATCATCACGGTGTTCTTCATTTGGAACATGAAGTTAAGGATTTGCGTGAGGCGATGATGGCTATGCAACGAGACTTGGAAATGTTGGTCCAGGCTGTGCGCAAGGATGCTGAAAAATTTCCTGAGGAATCTGGTCAAGAACCTGTGACGACCACTCCTTCTGCAGTACCTGATGTTTTCCAGCGTAATCAAGTCAAGGTTTCTCTACAAGAATAGACTTAAAGGTTTCATGTCGTCGTTTTATGATGTGTTTATTGAATTGTAGGATCACCCTATATGGGAAGCTAAACTTTGGCACCTCTTTGAGGCAAACTAAGGATCACCCTTCGCGGGATAATTTCAAGGATTACCCTCATTGGGAAAATTTTAAACTTCGCGTTTAGGCGCCTGAACTCTGCACCCCATTGTGGGTATAATCGTGAAAGAATTATTGTTCGCGATTTTTCTTCATTCGCGAATGCTGGTATGAAGTTTCAGTTGAAGACGATAAATTTTTCATTTACGATGGTTATTTAGGGTCACCCGAATTGGGAAAGTATTTTGATTTGCACCTCTGTGAGGCCAAATAGGATTACCCCTAGTGGGCTTATTATTATAAAGGATCACCCTTCGGGGATTTGTGATTTACGCGCTTTGGCGCCATTTATTCTGCACCCTTCGGGGTTTATATGATTCGAGAGTTTTGTTTTCATTTCTTTTGCTTTCTCCGAGTCAATCGACTTTCGTTTACGAATTACTATAATTTTCATAAAGTATTTTGAACTCTTTT